ATTCACTTGTCGTATGGCATTTAGGGTATCCATTTAAATAATGCAGAAACACGAATATTATAAAACACTTATATTGACTGAAGAAAAACCAGAGTTTGTTAACTCATTAAACAAAGCTTCTGATAAATATATTAAAGAAGCTAGAAAAAAAGATAAAGAAATAATTAAACAATTTGGAGATTTTGGAACAAGTCATCATTCTACACCTTTAACATTAGACAATGATTTTATGGATTTCAGAAATTACATTGGTCAAAAGTCTTGGGAATTTTTAGACTATCATGGCTATGATATGAAACACTACACAACCATGTTTTCTGAAATGTGGGTACAAGAATTTTCTAAAAAAGGAGGAGGTCATCATTCAGCACACGTACATTGGAATCAACACGTATCAGGTTTTTACTTTTTAAAATGTTCGGAAGAAACTTCTTTTCCAATATTTCATGACCCCAGACCTGCTGCAAAAGTTACTAAATTAAGAATGAAGCCAGATTTAAAAGGTATATTTTATGGCACAGAAAGAATTCATTACAGACCTCAGCCTGGAACTTTAATTATTTTTCCAGGATACCTAGAACATGAATATGCCGTAGATCATGGTAAGGCGCCTTTTAGATTTATACATTGGAACATACAGGCTGTACCCAAAGAGATGGCTAAAGATGTTTAAAAAAGTTTTTATGCAAGATGATTTTTTAAATAAAAAAGAATGTAAAGCTTTAATAAATTTTTATAAATCTCAATCATTACCTGAAGAATTTTATGGAACGTACCCTTTAAATCTTGATGAAAATATTAATAAGAAATTGTTAAATAAAATAAATAATTTTTCTATTAATCTAAACCAAGCGATTATAGACTGGTTTCAAGTTGTTAAATGGCCGGCTTCACACCCAGGTAAAGGATTACATTTTGACACAGCTTATTCACATACAATATTAAGTAGTATATTATATTTAAATTCAGATTTTAAAGGAGGGCACACTTATTTTAAAGATGGGACTTCCTTTGCCCCTAAAACAGGAAGAATAATTTTTTTTGATGGTAACTATCACTATCACGGGGTATCTGGTGTTAATAATAAAGACAGGTATACTTTAGCAGCTTGGTATAAAAAACAATGAGTTTTAAAAAAGATAAATATTGTATTATCCGTCAAGCAATATCAAAAGACCTAGCAGCTTTTGTTGCTAATTATTTTCGTATGCAAAAACAAGTTTTTGATACTTGTAGAGCTACAAGATACATATCACCTTTTGAAAATATTATAGGGAATTATGAAAATAATGAGGAGCAAATACCAAATACATATTCTCAATATGCTAATATGGCTATGGAAACTTTATTACTTAAATGTCAGCCAGGTATGGAAAAAGCTACAGGATTAAAATTATATCCAGCTTATACTTATGCAAGAATATATAAAAAAGGTGATATTCTTAAAAGACACAAAGATAGATTTAGCTGTGAGATATCTACAACACTGAATCTAGGTGGTGATGATTGGCCAATATATTTAGAGCCGTCTGGTAAAGAAGGAATGAAAGGTATTAGAGTAGATTTAAAACCAGGAGATATGTTGGTTTATTCTGGCTGTGAACTAGAGCATTGGAGAGAAAAATTTAAAGGTAAAGAATGTATTCAAGTTTTTCTGCATTATAATAATTCTAAGACGGCAGGGGCGAAGGATAATATGTTTGACAAACGTCCACATTTAGGTCTTCCATCTTGGTTTAAACGATGATATAATTCTTAGATGGGGACAGTAGATCCACCACATACCCTACTGTCTCCTTTTAAGGATTATATATGCTACAAAAAATTGGTTTTTTACCTGGATTTAATAAACAAGTAACACCTACAGGAGCAGAAGCTCAATGGCAAGAAGGTGAAAACGTTCGTTTTAGATATGGTACTCCTGAAAAAATAGGAGGCTGGTCTCAATTAGGAGATAAATCTTTAACTGGCCCTACTCGAGCCCTTCATCAAATGGTTAATAAAATAGGTATTAAATATTCTATTTTAGGAACCAATAGAATTCTATATGTTTATTCTGGAGGAGTTTATTATGATATTCATCCTTTAGTTAATCCATCAGGTACAGCAATTACCAGCGCCTTTTCTACCACTAACGGTGACACAACGGTTACACTAACTTTTAGTTCTGCCCATAATTTTGTAGCAGGTGATATAATTTTATTTGGAGATAGTTCTACTTTTACTTCAATTACTAATTCTGTTTTTGATGCTACTACTTTTTGTGACAAAAAATTTATGGTGCTATCAGCACCCACTACTAATACTCTTACTATTAATGCAGGAGCAACTGAAACTGCTTCGGGAGCCACAACTTCTGGAGGCATAACTTATTATAGATATTACCACGTAGGTCCAGCTGAGCAGATTGGAGTTTATGGTTGGGGTATATCTCAGTTTGGTGGTACGGTAACAAACCCACAAACTAACACTTTAGATGGTGCTTTAGGAGATAACGTTTATGGAACAGGTGGATCAGGAACAAGTATTGTTTTAGATTCAGTTACAGGATTTCCAACTACAGGCACAAACTATATTCAAGTAGGCACAGAAGAAATTTCTTACACAGGAGTTTCAGGAACCACAACTTTAACAGGGATCACTAGAGCAGTTAGAGGAACAACTAGAGCTGCTCACTCAGATGGAGCAACAGTTACTAATACTAGTGACTATGCAGCATGGGGTCAAGCAGCAACGTCAACTGATAAAGTTGCAGAACCAGGACTTTGGTCATTAGATAATTTAGGAGCTACACTAGTTGCTTTAATTTGTAATGGAGCAGTCTTTGAATGGAATGCAGATTTATCTAATGCAACTTCAACCCGAGCTACTATTATAACAGGAGCACCAACAGCATCTAGAGATATGATTGTATCAACACCTGATCGTCACTTAGTTTTATTTGGAACCGAAACAACTATTGGAGATACTGACACACAAGATGATATGTTTATAAGATTCTCTTCTCAAGAGGATATCAACACATGGACACCTACCGCAACTAATACCGCTGGTACACAAAGACTGGCTGCCGGATCACGGATCATGGGAGCCACACTTGGTAGAAATACTATTTACGTATGGACTGACACATCATTATTTACCATGAGATTTGTAGGTCAACCATTTACTTTTGCCTATGAACAAGTAGGTACTAACTGTGGTTTGATTGGAAAGAACGCGTCCGTAGAAGTAGATGGAGCAGCTTACTGGATGTCAGACAATGGTTTCTTTAGATTTACTGGTAAACTAGAATCTATGGACTGTTTAGTAGAAGACTATGTTTATGATGATCTTAATACAACTTCTAATCAAATGATTTATTGTGGAATTAATAATTTGTTTGGAGAGGTAATGTGGTTTTATCCAACAGCCGATTCAAATGTAAATAACAGATGCGTGTTTTATAGTTATCTAGATTCTACTGCAGAGAGACCGATATGGTTTACTAATGCAAGTAGTATCTTTCCAAGAACAACCTGGGTTGACTCAGCAGTTTTTGGATTACCTCACGCTACATTTTATGATGCAGATACAGACACTTCTTTTGATGTTACAGGAAATAGTGATGGAATTACTATTTATTATGAACATGAAAAAGGAGTAAATTATATTAAAGGAGGAACAACTTATGCACTTCCTGCTAATATACTATCTGGAGATTTTGATATAACTCAAGATCAACAACGAGGAATTACTTTTAGAGGAGATGGTGAATATATAATGAGGGTTAGTAGATTTTTACCTGACTTTATTTCACAAGCAGGTAATACTGTGATTCAATTAGATCTAAGAGATTTTCCTAATGAGACAGCAGCAAGCTCTACTTTAGGCCCATTTACTATTACCTCTGGCACTAAATATCAATCTTGTAGAGCGAGAGGTAGATCGGTTGCTTTAAAAATATCTAATACAGCAGTAGATTCTAATTGGAAATTAGGTACTTTTAGGTTAGATGTACATGCTGGAGGAAGAAGATAATGCCATTTAAATCAGAAAAGCAAAGACGCTATATGCATGCTAACTTACCCGAGATCGCAAAGAGATGGGAAAGAGATTATGCAAGTGGTGGTATTGCTAGAGTAGGTTTTGCTAATGGAATGAATCTTAATGCATTAAACAGAGATGTTTTTAATGACTATAATACTGCGTATCAACCAATGGGATTAAGAGGCATGTCTTTCCCTAATTTTAATTCAGCTGAAGCTGCACCAATAAATAATACGGGAGTTGCAGATATAGGAATGAACGAAATGTTTTCATATCCTAATACACATCAAATGTTTCCTTCAAACAGGTATCCTAACATCCATGCAGGTTTGGAACAAAGTGGGGCAGATGTAGATAAGTATGGATTTAGACAAATGGATTTAGAAAATCCTGACCAAGACTTTTATCAATCTCCACAAGGACTTGCATTCTTAAGAAATAAAATGGGTGGTGCATGGGGTAATATAAAAGATTTTACTGGCAATGTTATGGATAAAGCAAGCGGTATATTTTCAGGAGCTAAAAATAAAAGTGGTGCTTTAGCAGGTAATCTTATGGGAATGGCTATGGGTATTCCAGGATTAGGAATGCTATTAGGAAATATAAGACCAGACAATCCTTATGAAAAATTTCAAAAACAAATGTTTTTAGATCCAGAAGTTAATTTTATGGGAGGTACAAGAGGTCCTAATAAAGATCCTTTTGGAAAAAATGTTAGATCTCTATTGGGTAACTATGATGTAGTAGAACAATTTGATGATTTAGCTGGAAGTAAACTTGGAGAAAAATATGGTTATGAAGACGCTATGGAAGATGGAGTGCTTACTGATAAAGAATTAGAAGCTATGCAGAAAGAAGGACTAAAAGGATGGCAATTAAATAGATTTAAAACTTTGTTTGAAGCTAAAAAAAGAGCTGATAAATATCAACAAGGTATTGCTAACAAAGCAAGAGAAGAGAGAATGGCAAAAGAAAGAGAAAGACAAGCTCAAATGGCTCGATCAAATAGAGTTGTACTTGATAGACCTCAAGGTCCACGTGGAGATGGAGGAGGAAGTTGGCATGGACAAACAGCTGCTAAAGAAAAAGCAGGCGTTCAAGTTGCAGGACCAGGATTTGGTAAAGGTGCTTATTTTAGTCAAGGAGGATTAGCAAGTCTATGGCCAAAATAGTACAATCATTAACCCGGGCAAGTCCAAATTACAGAGAAGACGTAGCTCAATCTTTAGTTAGAGATTTAGATGCTGTCTTAGAAAAATTAAACACTACGTTTCAAGAAGAATTAAAACAGGAAATAGAAGCTAAAAGTTTCTTTATTGAATAATGGCTGTTGTAAATCAATATAAATTTTACGGGAAAACTATAACTGCAGCTGAAACTAATACACTGCTGTCACCTGGAGCTACTGAAACTTTAATTATTAAATCATTAAGAGTAACTAACAAATCAGGGTCCAATACACCCACTATAACTATTAAAAATAATGCCTTTGAAATAGTAAATACTCAAACATTATCAACAGGGACTAGTGTAGAAATTTTAACACTTCCTTTAATAGTAGAAGGGTCTACTAGTTTAACTGCCACTACTGCAGGAACGGTATCGGATGGTGTAGTAATAGGTATTAGTTACCTTGATATTAATAAGGAGATAACAACATAATGAAAACAACAATAATAGATGGAAAAGAAATTCCAGTTATAGAACCTGTTAAAATAACTACTACAATATCTAATTCAAAAACAGGGGAAATATATCAAACTGAGGAGGAGTGGAAAGCTAAAGATATAGCTGAAGAAGACATTAGGAGAGATGTAAATGTCGTCATGCCAGCACTTGATCTTTTTGCAAAAACCAAGTAAAGTATACACTCAGGAAATTTTCACCTGCTCTTAACTTAAATGAAGTAAAATTATGGCACTATTTGAAGAACAAATTACAGATACATTAGAGACAGGGGCTCCTTCTATTAAATACGAAGGAGATGAAGGCCCTCAAGATCCTAGACAAGAAAGGATGTTAGCTCAATTAAAAGAAGAATACATGCAATATGTATTTGAAATGAAAGAGCTAGAGGAGCCTGTCATGTCTTTTGAAGAATGGTATCAATCAGTTTATAAAGCTAGTCAAATGGGTGTTGAAGCTCCTCAAGAAGAAATGATGGGTGAAGAAATGATGATGAGAGAACCAGCAGCTTATGGTGGTATCATGGATACTGAATCAGGAAGAAGAGCTTACGGTTTCGGAAGTTTCTTTAAAAAGATTACAAAGCCTTTTAAAAAAATTGCTAAAGGTGCAAAAAAATTAATTAAAAGTCCAATAGGTAAAATAGGAATTGGAGCATTACTTGCAGGCCCAGCACTAGGTGCATTGACTGGTTCAGGCGCAGCAAGTGCAGCCAGTAGCGCAGGTCCATGGACTATGTTTAAACAAGGTCCAGCTAAAAAAGGACTAGGAGCATTATTTAAAAAAGCTATACCTCATTTAACAAGCCCAAAAACTTTAGCTAAGATTGGTATCGGTGCAGCAAGTGCATTACCATTACTAGGTATTGGAACTAAAGCTAAACAAGATCAAATAGAAAATTTTAGTCAATCAGGTGATTGGGATGAAAATTTTAAATCAGCAGGAGGTTTTCCTGGAATGAGAAGAGCTATTGCGAGAGCAAAAGACCAAGCCGAACTAGAAGGTTTATCTGATCAGTTTGGTTTTACACCAGGACTTTTTCCTCAAGTAGCAGCAGAGGGTGGAAGAATTGGGTATGCTGGTGGAGAACTGGTTGAAGGTATGGCTGAAGGAGTAGAAAAAGTAGGAAGAGGTGGTTCAGAAATTATTGAAAAAATAAAAGAAGGAATTGGTAAAGGTCCGATTGGTCCTTTTATAGACGAAGCTATCTGGATAGAAAAGATTAAAGATTTTATAAGAAAAAAAAGAGGTGAAGGAAGACCTGATTTAAGACCAGGTTCTATAGAAGAACTTGAAGGTTTGTATGAAGGGTTAAGACCTAGAGATCCTATGCAACCACCTATGAGACCTATGCCTGAAGACATGCCTAGAAGACAACAATACGCTTTAGGATCTAAAGCAGACTTTGCAATAGAAGATGTCATGACTGGTGGAGTAGAAGATGAGATTGGTGGTATTACAGGTATCATGAGACAAGCTGATCTTCAACGTAAAGGAAACATTGGTCAGTTCTATGCGGCTGAAGGTGGTCAAGTAGATTACAGCAAAGACCCTAACTACAAAGGTTGGAAAAAAACCTACGAAACAAACAAAGACGCTGCCGCTATGAATGAAAATCACGCTCATTATTTAGCATATTATAACAGAACAAAAAAAGCTGAAGGTGGGATCATGGACCTTGGTGGTATGGAAAAAGATTATAGAGAAACTGGTGGCTTTGTACCTATTGGTGAGTATGAAAAGAAGGATGATGTACCAGCAAGATTAAGTGTAAATGAATTTGTAATGACAGCTGATGCTGTTAGAGGCGCAGGTGATGGAGACATTGATTTAGGTGCTGAACGTATGGAAGATGTTATGAAAGAATTAGAACAAAAAGGTAAAAGAAATCAAGGAGCTTCAGATATGTTTGAAGTTTCGGAAAGATTAAGCGAGGTAGTATAATGGCTGTATCACAAACACAAATGTTACCGGCACCGTTTCTAACGGATGTCTCAAAACAATATTCTAAAGACATTGGAGCGTTAACTGCTCGACCTTTAGACACATCGCAATTTGCACCAACGGTTGCAGGGCAAGACCCATTACAACAACAAGCTTATACAACAGCTCAACAAGGTATTGGTGCTTACCAACCATACTTAACGGGTCAAGGAGCATACGCTGGAACACCAACAAACATGATGGGTGTTCAAGATTATTTAGGACAAGCTCAAAGTTATTCAGGACCACAAGCTTATCAACAGTTTATGTCACCATATCAACAAGATGTTATTGATAAAACTTTAGGAGCCTTTGACAAACAAACTCAAGCTGGTTTAAGTAACATAGGTCAGAAAGCTGCAATGTCTGGAAATTTAGGTGGTGGTAGAGAAGGTGTTATGAGATCAGAGTATCAATCTCAACAAGATTTAAATAGAGCATTATTAAATGCACAAATGTTACAACAAGGATTTGGTCAAGCACAAACAGCGGCTAACCAAGCTTTCGGTCAACAAAGAAATTTAGCACAGGACGTTTCTGGACTAGGTGGATTACAATATAAATTACAAGGTCAAGATGTTTCGAGACTAGGATCTGCGGGCGCGATCCAACAGGCACAAGCTCAAGCAGAAGCAAATGCATTGCAAGAAGCAAATAGACTTAAAGCATACGAACCATATGAAAGATTAGGATACCTTGGCAGCGGTCTATCTTCTATGTTAGCAGGTATGCCAGGTGGATATCAAACAACTGTAACACCTAACAAATCACCATTAGA